AATACGTTTCAATCATTGCTTTTATCTCGCCCGGTCCATCTTCACGGAAATTGTAAGCATCAAATCTTTGCGGCAAGTTATTTACCATCGCAAAACTTTTTATCCGTTCAATACTTCGGTAAAAATCGTACGGACTGCTTTCCGTATCAAAATATGCAATCTTTTTACGCCCTACTGGTAACGCTAATTTTAAGCCATATATATCTTGAAAGTCCGGCACAATAGCGGATGCCAGTATTGCGCTTGCATAGGTGCTTTTTGATGCTTTCGGTAAGCCGGATAGCACAACGTAATTCGATAACGTACCAATGACCTTACCTTGAACAAGGAATATAACTTCCTCGCTTTTTGGTAAGGTCAATGGGTCGTATCGCCGGTCCTTTAATAGGTCGGTGTAAGTTGTTAGGTCTTTTGTCATTATTTAATTATCCCCAATCTGTAAATTCTTGCTTAGTTTCATTTATTGACTTTATCAATAAATGTGCTGCCATTGCGCTTTTTGCATAAGGTGTTTGCAAAATTGATTTTCCAAATGTGTAATTTGTTTTGCAATCAAAAAAATAAGGCAACATTTGTGCTGCAATTAAAGTTGTCTGCAACTTAGAAAATTGCTCATCAGTTAATAATTGTTGTGTTACTTTCATCGGGTTTAATTTTATCAAGTTCGTTAATAAGTTTTTCAGCCATTTGTATTGATTTTTCAACCGGGTCAAAATCAATATGATGTGATAATTCCATAAAATATGGCAAAAGATTAAGTGTAAAATACTCAAGTTTGCTCATTCCCGGTAAGGGTGCAAGTACGCGCCCAAAATTATCTTGCGCTATTTGCGGCGGGAATGCGGGGTTAAATTTACTGCTGCTCATTTTGTTGGTTTTTTAGGTTTATTAATTCGCGTTCTGCCTCTTGTAAGTGGTCAATTCGGCGTACAAGTGCCTCAAGAAACAATTCAATAACATCAACATCTTCAAACATACAAGCAAGACCAGCAACCAATTTTTCGTGTGGTCCTTTAATGCTTTCAATCAATCTTCCGTTTGTGTGAATTTTCATTGAAAATTCTGCAATTTGTTCAACTTGTTTTTTGTCCATTGTTGTAGGGTTTTAAGGTAAAAAAATAAATGTATAAGAAAATAGGTAAATGCAAATATTGGTATGCAAACAAATAAAAAGTAAAGCAATTCAAATATGAATTTTATCACTTTCATTTTCTTGCCAGCAAATTTTTGATTGTGCGCTGATATATATCAATACTATCATCCAACATTTTGCGCGTTTCCCACTCTAAATTGAAAGGGATAAGATTTTGGTCAAGTTCAATTCGTGAACCATCACGAAAATCTACTTCAATTTTTACATTAACATTATCTAAGTTCTTGCGAATAAATTGCAGCGTGGTTATTTTACCATTAAGCTGCTTAATGTGATTGTGTAAATCATTGTACATACGGCTTAAATTAGGTTGTAAGTAAATCTTTTGTCAATACTAAAATAGTATAAAATAGTTGAAATAAAAAAGTCCCAATATTAAATGGGACTTAGCGGACAATGTAATTTACTGAAAATCAGCTTAAAAAAAGTTCTTTTTCCAGCTTTCTGCGGCGTACTAAACCTGGCAATTTTACACCTTTTGCAAAGACCCATCGGTCAAATTCTTTTGCCACAACTTGTTTATCTGCTTTACTATTAAGCAATCTAAGCATCGTACTTTGAGCAAACGCCGTTGGTCCTACATTATACACAAAACTTGTAAGTGCATCTAATTGCCTTACGTTTATCGGTACTTTTACTCTTTTCTTTACGCTTTCACGGACTTTTGACGTGTCTAATCTAAGCCAGCGTAATGCGGTTGCTTTGTCTATCTTATCGCCCAGTTTAATACGCTGACCAGTATCGGGGTTTCTTATTGTACCATAACCGATCGTGGGAATGCCGGCGGGGTCAAGGTAAGCATCCAGCTTTTCGCCCTCAAATTCTTTAATTATTGACTCTGCTTTCACTCGCTTAGATAATAAAAGTAACAACGCTAATGCGCCAATAACAATATATTGTTTTTTCACAATCCAGTTTTGTCATAATCTTTAGCGGCGGCAAGTCCAAGACCGCTTAAAATAGCCGTAATTCCCTCTGCTGGTTGTCCTTTAACAATCATTGCAACACCTGATAAAATTGCGCTTAATCCAAATAAGGTTGTTTTCCAGTTACGCGGTTTTTTTAGTTTCATTGCTTTGTTGTTTAATATAGTTAATTCCGTTGTAAAGTATTGTTGCGATACCTAATCCGATAAGAGTTGCCCGGTCTGCTTTACTTAGCTTGCTTTTACCGGCTGCATATATCATAAATGGACCGATAAAAAACACATCTGCTAATCTAACGGATTGTGCTTTCATCTTTTAAGAATTTAGCGACAAGCAAATTAACACTACTTTCAAGCCGTGTAAGGCGTTCAATAACATCTTTATGATCGCTGAACCTATCTTCAACGACCTTTATGCGATGGTTAAGCACTCCATATACCGAACCGGCGGTAAAGATGATACTAATTATGATTAGTAGTGTCTGCTGCTCTATCATTTTCTTGTTTTGCTAATTCAGCAATTTTTTGATTTACTTCCTTTAATTTAATTTGCAAATAATCAATGTTTGCAATCAAATCGTAAGCGGTAGATTTAAGGTCTTTTAAGTCCATTTTTAAGGTATTAAGGTTAAATTTAATTGAGTACAAATATACTCATAAGCGGCTAAATTGATATCGGCTGACTGACCCCACTCATTGTATGCAACGCCGTTTATTGTCGTGTTGCCGCTTTGCAAAATAGTTTTCACCGTTTCCGTTTCTGTTTGTACGTCTTGACCTATTACGTTGCCGTTTTCATCGTAAATATCCCTACTCTCGGTATTTGTAATAATAGTTACAAAGCTAATTTGCCAAAAAAATTGCGCATAGTCACTTAAATTATCATTGACTATTGAAGCGTCGATGTGGTTCGCGTTTACTTGCTGTCCGTCTTGCCAGATAGTAACTGGCTGTATTGAATATCCCATATTTAATATAATATATAAACTGCTGTAGTTTGAGTTGCATTCATACCCGACATTGCTTGCGATGCTGGCAAAGCTGTTTGAGCAGTTAATGTTCCTGCTACTTTTGCTGAATTTGTAAAATCATAAACAGGTACCCCCCCATCTACTGTATAAGTAATTCCTCCCACAGATGGATTAACGACTACAGCTGACGAGTTATATAAAGCTGCGATAAAATAAATACCAGCAGCAGCGTTGTATGTAGAACTAAATGCCTTTGTTTGCCAAGTTTGAGCAGTGCCCTTCCATATATTGCCGTCATTAGTTGAACTAGCTACAAGCGTTATAGTGCCTCCGCTATAAGAATAAAGACCTATACCATTGTAATTATTAGCCGTGTAATTTCCTTGTATTCTTTGATAAAATTTAACGCCTGTAATTGTTTGCCCGACTGGAATATAATACGCAGAAAAAAGCATATTTTGGCTTCCAAGTGGTTGGTTAGCTGGCATATTAAAATCAAAACTTGCCACATTAAAACCAATAGCTTGCGATCCTAACGCCTTAAATGCGTTTGTAACTTGACCTTCGGGAATAGTTAAACTATATTCAGTACCAGCGTCATTTTTGTAATAAGGTAAATTATCTGTTTTAGCGTATAAAATACCGGTACTGGCTGACGGCGTGGCTGGTGCGGCTTGTTCACTTATTACAACATTTGTTGCTTTTGCAGTTCCATTAACTTGTAAAGCCTCGCCTGAGTTAGTCGTGCTTTTTATGAGCAAATTGCCGTTAAAGTAATTTAGATCGCTTGCGCCTTCTTGGTAAACTCCCCACCTATTAGTATAAGTAAGTGTACCTGTTCCGGTAGTTTGGTCGTTAATTAAAATTCCATAGTTATTAGTAACATTTATCGCACCAAGACCGATATTGTCCGGGAAGCATACGCGCAAGCCAGCTAAGTGCGTTATAGTTCCAGCAGAACTACCAGCAAAGCTATAAACACTACTCAAAGCACTAAATGCGCGTACTGTACTGCCTTGCGTCATTGTAAGAGTACCAGCTCCAGTAAAGTTAATACGACTATTTCCCTCAAGTCCTTGCCGAGTACTGGTTGGCACTGTGGTATTTCCGCCTAAATTTAATGTCAGATAGCTATTTACACTTCCTATTGCATTAGGTCCAGTAAAATTAGTTCCGTTGGGTACATTTATTGTGTAACTAAATAAACTACCAGTAGCTGCGCCGCTACTATATGTTTCGAGTGCGCCATAAGTAGCTTTGTTCGTTGCAGATTGATATTCTGCTGCATTATTATTTAGAACACCATTGTGCAGCTCAAAATAATTAAAACCGCCGCTGTATTGTTCCCCTAACCGCCATACATTACTACCTAAACGCTGAAAGCTCATTAAGGTATTTGCCGTAGCACCAGTAGCGTTCAAATGCAGCATATTGCCTGTACCGTGTATATCTAATTTAACTCCCGGTGTACTTGTACCAATACCAAGTCGATTATTCGTATTATCCCAATAAAGATTTGCGCTACTGCCAATAGCTGATGCGCCGGTAAAATAGGCAACTTGTGTTGCAGTTCCACTACCCGATATTGTTCCACCGCCGCCACCTAATAGATCCCAAGTTGTGCCGTTGTCGCGGTATATCTCAAAAGTATCGGTACTAACGAACAACCGACCTATTTGCCCAGCGGCGGGGCGATTAGCAAACGTATTGCTATTGATAGATGGACTTCCAAGCTGGTTTAATATGTTAAAATCTACAAACATTAAATATATCGCTTAAATAGTATTGTTAAAGCATTTGTGCCAATACCAGTAAAATTAAAGTAATAAACTTTTACATTTACCTCATTTTCATTTCCGGTAATATTAAGTGATTGATTAGGTGTCAATAATAACCCATCAACATTAACATTACTTGTACCAGTATTTACAAAAATTAAACTATTACAATTTGTATCAGTTGAACCGCTTTGCACAAAAGTTTTTGTTTCTGTTATGTATTTTTTGCAACTCATTTGCAATCGTTTATATCTTGATTATATAGGTCCTTGAATGTAGTTGTGTCCGGCGTAAAGGTTGTTTGGTCAATTGCATCGGCAACTAATGTTCTTGCGGTATTTGATGCATCCGATACTGGCGATGGCAAAAGTGGTTTACCCTTTTTTTTTCTTTTCATCCAATACCAATATGCTGCTGCCGCAATTGCTATGTATATCCAAGTATTTTTTTTCATTGTTTAAATTTTAGCAAAGTACACTATCATCATCTATACCACGAAAAAAAGCGGGTTTTACAAGTGCTTGTGTAACTGCTTTTGCTTGACTTGTTTTTATACCTTTTGCTTTTGCTCTTTTTATTGCAAGTGCTTGCGCTTGTTTTGCTCTTTTTTGTTGTGCGCTTTTACTAAATACATTTTTTACAACATCGGTTGCTTTGTCCAATAGTGATGGACCAGCGGCAAATTCTGCCTCTGTAATTGTTTCAGTAGGTCCAGCCTCAACAGATACTTTTTTTCTCTTTCTCATTGATAGCAACAAAATCGCTGCGCCGGCAATAAGAATAAGGGGTAACGCTTTTTTCATTTTTTTGTTTGTTTAATTATGTAACCAGTTGCCCACACCGCCGCAATACCAATTGTAAGATATTTTGCAAAATTTGCAAATTTACCAAAACCAGCAAATACCTTATCTAATGTTGTCTGCTCTGCTGCTTGCGCCTCTTTTTCCTCTTCTTTTATTGTCTTAATACCAGCTTCTTTTCGTTGTTGCTTACCAAGTAAAATTGCTTGTGTCTTAATAGCATAATACTCACCATCTTTACCAAAAAAAGTAAGATAATCATCTTTTCTTGCTGCATATTTTATGCCATAAAAATTAGTGTACGCTGGTCCTTTAGTAAGAAACGCATCAATTTTCATTTGATAACCTACTGGCAGCATATTGCTAACCGGTTTTGCTTTATCCCCTAAAGTATTAACATCATTTACCCGGTAAAATTGTGCTTGTTTGTTTAACTTGATAGTTTTACCAACTAATTGATTTGCTCGTATATCCGACATATTACTTTCTTAACATTGATAGTAAAAAATCAATTTGCTTTTGATCCATAGATGCCAACTTAGCCAAGTCATCGGGCGTTACTCCTTTGCTTAATAATGTATCAACAATATGCTGCACATCATCTTTTGAATGTGTACCGGCTAATTGCTGAACTGGCTGCTTATTGAACATACCCATCATTGACAAAACTGCGGTAGTAACTGGACTGGTCATAATTCCGTGTATTTGATTTACCAATTTTTCAACCCTTTGCTGCCCGGCAAGTATTCCATCATCTTCGGGTTCTGCAAGTTCGTCTTCGTCTTCTTTAAGTTCTGCCATTCGTTCTGCACGCTGCGCCCTTAATTCATTAAGAATTTCATTTAACGCTTGATTTTGTGCGTATGGTTGCATACCATATCCAGCCATCATCGGTACATTTTCCGATTTTGGGTTAGGCGTAAATACTTTTGAGTAAACTGGTACAAATTCTTTTTTTACCATATTACCCAATAGCAAGACATAATTTTCGGTATCATCACTTTGCTTGCTGGCAAGTTCATCGGTTAGCTTTCTAAGTCCAGTATCTTTATCAGTACCATAATAGATTGCATCCCGGTTTTTACTACCACTTACGGCAAAGCGATGTATCTCCCAAGCGGGTTCATCTTGCTCATTGTAATAGTTCAATACTTCTTGCGAAGTACGGAATTGTGCTTTTGCAGCCATAACTTAAATATAATATACACCAAAGTTAAGAGAGATGTCCGTTGTGTTTCCGGGCGCACTTGCGATTTGCACATAACTTTTATCCCACGTTACTTTTGGTCCACCTTGAAATTCAAATAATGCACGATTAAATGGCGTAGTTGCGCCGGTCGTAGCTTGAATACGAACAAGTGAAATAAGCGGAATGCGATACAAATCTTGTCTTTCGTTTGCATAAAGTACCAAGAAGCTTTTTTCCAAAATTGCAGCAGTAGTGTTTGCTACGTTGTTGGGAGATACGCTTAATGTATCATCGCCATACGTTTCCATTGCAAGTAATGCCGTGTAACGCAATTTTGGCAAATCGGGAAAATTCCATAATGTCTGCGATTGACCACTTACGGCTACACCGGGTACTAAAATGGAAACGAACTCAAATTTTGCGGCTTTGAATGCCATTGTCTTAAATTTTACTTTTTTTAATAAGGGCGGGGGCGGTTAGCCCCCACCCTATTTACCTATTGAAAAAACCCCAAAACGATTAGCGTACAGGCGTTACGTTTTGTGCCAAATGTCCTCTACAAATAATAATCGCACGGCTATTAGTTTCAACAGCCGCCATAGCGGTTTTCAGTTGTACTTGCAGAACATTTTGCTTAGAACCAACCAACACCCAACCGGGTTCTACTGGTGCAAAACCGGCTTCAGTCGCGTCATTTTGTGCGCGGAAAGTGGGTCCAGTAGTTGCATAGTAAGCATTAGTTGCTGATTGTTGCTGCGGCACATAGTAATGGCGGTAGCAATCCCAAGCTGGAACAATTTGTCTATTGTTCACGGTAAGTGATAACGTGGCATTATACCAGTTAAATAAACTTGTAGCCGTATTTGATGCACTAAAAATGGTCAAATCGGGGTAAGTGTTTAACTGATAATTTGTCGCGGTACTTGAACCGGGAACGGCAAAAAAGATACCAATTTGGCTAACATAGAATGCATCTTGCAATGCCAACCGATTTTCGGTATTGAAGGCAGCAGCATTGTTAGCGGTAGTGTCATTTTGCAATACCGGGAATGTGAACAGCGTATTAGATGTAGAAAGCGATACTTCTAAGCGCAGATAGCTTTGAGAAAGTACGGCTTGTCCAAGCGAAAAACCGGCACGCTGAATACCTTCTTTCGCTTTTTCAAATGCAAGGCGTGAGCCAACGGCAGATGCCATAATTGTAGTTGTTCGGTTCGTATCGCCCCGTCCCCGGCTTTAGTTAAAAAATATAGGTGTAAGCAGATGCCAGGTGTTTAGTCCTCATCATCGTACATATCGCCAGCAATAACGCTAAGGCTATCTCCAGCCATAACATCATCGTTACCGGCAATTACGCTAATGTTATCGGGGATCTCGCCAACAGACATTGGAAAGTCCATAACATCATCGGCAGCACCAAGTTGCGGAACAAGTTTACCAATAAGACCAGCACCACCGGCTGCAATCATTCCGTTGCCAATTGCTTTACCCATATCTCCTTTTACAAGGCGTGGAAAAAACAATCCAACGGCAAGAACTGCGGCGTTTTTGATGCGCTCGTCACCAATTGGTAACATTTGAGCAACTTTTCTACCAATTACTGCACCGGCAACAATACCAAGTGTTGAACCGATTGCAGCTTTACCAACTGCACCCATCCGGCGGCTACTTCTGCGGCGGCGGGTACTTTTTCTTCTTTTTGCCATTTGTTTTTTTTATTTCAAGTTAATACATCCAGTTTACCATAACAACTGGTCGGCGAACCAACCGGGTGTGTTTCTTATTTTTCTATCTTTTTGATGCCGCATCTTATACAATCTTCTTCTTTTTTCTGCCACTTCTCTGCCGTACAATTTGCGATAGGTCGGATAATCTAAATAACCCTTTGCACCAACACTTGTTATATAGTTTCCTTGTCTATCATACACATCAAGTTTTTTTCCTTTTCTTTTGCTTGCCCTTACAATAACATTCAATCTTCTTGCTTTGTCTTTTGTATATGGCAAGATTTTATACATTATTTTAAATTTAACCGTATCAATGAATTTTGCTCACTCAATTGTTTTTTCAATTTTGTAATAATGTTTTTAAATTTTTTTATTACAATTTTTGCTCTTGTTTTTTCAATTGATGTCATTCCCGGCAAAGAATTTTTAATTCTTAAAATTGCATCATTGTAACTTTTAATATCTCTTTCAATATTATCACGAACACTATACATATTTCCAGAAAAACCACTAACTACCCTGATATTTACGTTATGACTTTTCGTGTCCTTATGAGTTCCAGTAAGTTTACCGGGTTTATCGGTCCGGTTCTTACGATATTCATAATAGTATTTTCTTTGTGCCGTTTTTCCAGCTTTACGTTTGCCCGGTGGTTTTGCTTTTCTCGCTTTATCTCTTTCTTTATCACTTGTACCGGTTTGGCGATTTGCTGCACCCAATTTTTTACCCTTACGCTGCTTTGAATAACTTATTGCAAATGCTTGCTTAACCGCCTCTGCTTGTGTTAGCCGGGGGTTTTTCTTTCTTAGTTTTGCAGCCTCTTTTACAACTGCCTTAAACTTTGCTCTTGCTGCTTTTTGTTTTGCGGTCATTTTTTACTAATTAAGTATGCTACCACTACTCCACCAATAAGCAATGGTAAAAATTTTGGTAATTTGGTTGTTGTTACTGGTCCATCAGTTGATGGCATACTTTCTTCAAATTCGTTTGCCAGTTCCAAATTTTGAGCCTCTTTTGCTGCTTTTGGTTCAAGTGCTTTCTTTGCCAATTCTTGTGCTTTTTGATTTGCTGCATCTTTAGCAATTTGTACCAATTCAGCCGGGTCAATTCCAATATCTTTTAGAACATTAGCCACTTTTACAAGTAGTGGTGCGGCAGCGGCTGCGGTTATTGTTACTGGTTCTGCGCCAATTATTGTATCATCGCCGAATATTCTTTTTTTCTTACTGCCAGTTTCCCACGCTTTTTTAAGAGCATCCAATACGCCGCCGGTGCTTTCCCAAAATGTGCGCACTTTTGTAGGTGCTTTAACCCAAGCCGCTGCAAGTTTATTTCCTAATCCGGCAAAGTTCAATTTTACAAGTAATAAAAAAGCATTGCGAACTGGTGCGGCAGCTACTTTAAGTACCACTTTAGTTCCTTTTTTCAATTGCTGGCTAAATGTTTTGCCGGCAGCTTTGCGGGCGGCTTGCAATTCGGTCTTAGCCGCTTTTTTCTGCGCAGTTGTCGCAGCCGCTTTCTTTGCTGCCTTTGCTTGCTTTATTGTTGATTGTCCAACTCCACTAATTGAATATAAGGGCATTTGTCTATCTGTTTTATATGTATATGGTTTGTGATAATCAAATTTGCTGATAACCGGGTCAATCCATATTTCGTTAGGCGTTCCGGGATCTATGACCACAAAAACGTGCTGCGGTATTTTATCACTTCTATATGATACAAATCGATAAGCAAATGGTATGCGCAAATTTTGCAAAATACCGCCCGCCCAGCTTGCATAATGTTTACAATCGCCGTGTCCAGTTGCAAGTATAGATGCTGGCGATTTAACACTTTGCGATTGACCGCTTTCAATTCGATATACTACATTTTTTCTTAAAAAGTTATATATCTTTTCAGCTACCGCACGTTTATTTGGTCCAGTAAAAAAAGAACTAATCTTTGAATATTCCGGCGCATATTTTCTATGTGCCGTAATAATCGCATCAATAATATCGCCGGTGCTTTGGTCCTCTACAAGAACCTTTATTTGGTTCTTAAACGGACTTAGCCGACCCATTAAGACGCTTGCATTCATTACAGAGTCCTTGTTTCGTTAACCGGATAAGTTACTCCATCAATGTTTGCCGTGCCGGTAAAATTAACACTTACTTTTTGTTGTTTTTGTTTTAACAAATTGAACAAAAATTGACCAACACCGGCGGCTGAAGGTCTTGCACTAAGTTTAATTACGCTTTCGCTATTTGGTTGAATGGTCTGCTCGCCAAATGCGCTAAGATTAGCAATGTATTGACCATTTGCACTTACCTCGCCCGATATACTTCTTACAATTGCTCGCTGGTTTGTTGGGTTTTGAATTGCAAGGTCAATCGTAATTGTTGGCGATGTGATACCACCACCAACGCGAACCCCCCTAAGTAAAAAAGATATTTTTCGGCTTAACTGGTAACGGCTTAAAAAGTAAAGCGCAGCCGCACCGCCAATAAGTAAAAATACATTTCGCATTACGCTTTGCCGGCGTTTTGCGCTTGCTTTGGTCTTTTGTCTTTATGAAAGTACGAAAATTTACTTTATTTCAACCAATTATGTTTTCCACAATTTTAGGTATGCTAAATTTTCGCAGCCATCTGTGCATCTATGTAGAGATGCACACGAATGGCTGCGAATATACATAATTTTTCGCAAAAAATGTGAATATCTGCCAAATTTTTATCCACAAATCATAAAATCATCTGCTTACACCTACATTTTTTCTTTTTGTAAATAATAGGGCAAAAAAAACCCCAGCCGTGGAAACGACCGGGGGTTTACTTAACCAACCTGCTTATGAGAGTGCTAAATTAGCTGATTTTTGCCAAAATCGCTTTTAAGCCACTTACGGACCTCAAATTTGCCCGATTTTTGGTCGTATATGTTCATATACCACCCTCCGGACTTAGCGGCAAAATCGGCAAATTTTGCCAAATTTGTGATATTGCGGTATTTCCGGGGTCGGCGGTCCATCTTAGGACCAAAAAAAATTGTTGCCGAATAGCTTGTTTTGTTCATTTTGATTATATTTGCAAGGTAAGCAGATGACTGGCGGCTTGTCCGTAGGTCTTTTGTCCGCGCCGGTAGAGTTCACACTCCCGGCGCTTTTTTTTGCTTTAGAACGGCAAATCATCAACACTTTCATCCGTTTGTGTTCCAGTATGTGGTGCGATGGTTGTTTGGTGCGCTGGTTCGCTTATCGGTTGCTGCACAACTTCATTAAGCAATAAGCGCAAATAAGCCATACCGCTTTTACTTTTGTTAACCCAACCCGAAATGCGATATTCTTTAGAATTTATGATCATAGTGCCGGTGTAATCGGGTTGACCATCTTTTGTTTTGTTGTTCTTAAACAACGCGCCGGAATTGTTCTTTTGATTATTCATAACATTGGTGTTCGGTTTCCGCCGTTCCCCGGTTAAGATTTTTTATTTTTTTTTATTGTTTCTTGTACTGGTTCGGTATAAGGTACTTGCTGCCACTTGCCGTTAAAGTTCATTAAAGCAATCGGTTCAAAATCATCACTACTGCGCAAATATTTTGGTTTCAAAATAAATTGACTTGTCTGCTTATTTTTTTCAATTAGTAAAGTGCTCTGCGCATAGCGGTCGGTGCTGCTGCCAAGATGCCCTAAAGTTTCGCCAGTTCCTTTTGATAAGTGCAATACACCCAACATCAAAATATTGTATTGCTTTGTAATTCTCTTAAACCATCCGGTTAACAATTTGCTTTCAACCTCATCATTGATATTAAGACAAAGGTCCAGTAAGCCATCAATGCAAATGGCTGCACAATCCGGATTAAGTTGCAAATACGTTTCAATCATTGCTTTTATCTCGCCCGGTCCATCTTCACGGAAATTGTAAGCATCAAATCTTTGCGGCAAGTTATTTACCATCGCAAAACTTTTTATCCGTTCAATACTTCGGTAAA